CAGTGTTTAAGCCACTTTTAAGGCATTTTAAGTAATTTTGGCAAAAAATAAAAGGCGGTTAAAAAACCACCTTTTTTGGTCGAGGTGACAGGACTTGAACCTGCGGCATCTTGGTCCCAAACCAAGCACTCTACCAAACTGAGCTACACCTCGAAATGTTGTTTAATAACAACAGCTTGATTATTATATACCATATTTTCGGATTTGTCAACATAATTTTCGTTTTTTATTCAAAATTAATTTAAATATTTTGAAAATCACCATAAAACAGACCGAAAATGTGGTGCAAAACAGCCGTCCCTACATAAGAAACGGCTGTTGGTGCAGGTAACTTGCAAAGGGGATAGGAATGGGGAAAATGGGGGATTTTGTTAGCTATATGTAAGCTACGGAGCATAATTATGAACAATTCAGGATAATATAAGACTATATTTTGTTGATTGCGTTCACCAATTCTTTGGGGTTAACGTGGGTATAAACCTTTTCGGTCAAGTCCATTTTCGACTTGTGACCGACTATTTTTTTGATGATTGTGTGGTTCACATTTGCCGAAACAAGCATTGAAATGCAGGTATGTCTTGTTTCGTGTATGGTGTGGTCTAAACCTAAATCGTTTTGCAGAGGTGTCCAGTAGTTGCGTTTAAAGTTATCGTATTTCAGCGGCTTGCCATTGGTGTTATTCAGAACATATCCACATTGAGAATCGCTGATGAATTTCTGCCAAAACGGCAGTACTTTGTCTGCTATAGGCACGGTTCGTACACCTGAATCGGTCTTTGAACTCTCAACAAAGAAAGTCTGTTCGTCAAGGTTTACATTTGAAATTTTTAGGTCGAGCAATTCGGACACACGCACTCCCGAATAAATCAGCATAAGCACTATTTTTACCGAATCAAGATTTGAATATTCCCACAAAAGATTTATTTCGCTTTCCGAAAACTCCCTGCGTGCTCGTTTTGTTTCATCTGACTTGGCATTGATTTTCAATTTTTCTGCAAGATTGTTATGGAGCATATCGTGAAATATGCAGTATTCGTAGATTTTGTTCAACAGAATTTTAATTCGCCTAACCGATTGATAACCGTTGTTGCAGTTGTCGAGAACTCGTTGCATATCAATGGTTTTTATATCGGACATCTTGCGATTGTATAACATTGAGCATTGTTTGTATGCCGCATTATACTGTCTTTTGGTGTTCGGATTTGTGTCTTCGGTGATGAACTCCTTGTACCAAAGTTCATGAATTTCTGAAAAAGTGCGTCTTGCCGAATCAACATCAAACGGGTTTTGATTGTAATCAGCAAGAGCGTTCAGAGCTTTCGGCTTGTTGGGAAAGTAGCCTATAACTCTGCGTTCCTGATTGCGTGTTTCTTTGTTGTATCCTATTGTCACGCAGGCAACCCACGGATTGCGCCTGTTTCCGCTCAGCTTATAAACAGAGCCGTAGCCGTTAGGCAGTTTCATTTTATACACTCCTTTTGCTTAAAAAAGGGTGCAAAAATCCCCTGATATTCAAAACTTGAAAAATTCAGGGGAATATGATACAATATTGTAGCGTTATAATATCGCATCATCTGCACCCTGTGTAGGTGATTCCGCTCTGTTCGAGTTCCAGTCGAGCAGGGCGGATTTTTTATTTAATTCTTATTTGCTACGATAAGTTTAACCTTAGCATTATACTGGGCTGTATATGTTGTATCGCCGTCTTTATTTTCGTGTTCATCATAATGCTCTGCGATTGTAAAATCTTTGATACCAAGTATGCGTTCTTGATTTTCTTTTACGAAAGTAACATCTTCCGTGTGTAGATTGCCTACATCCATTCCATTTACAAGAATTCTGATAGCAGGATTGCCCTGATAATCATATTCTTGCATACTAACATTAAGAGTTTTGCCGGCACTCTTATCAGTTTTAAGTTTTTTCAAGATTTTCTGTCTGCCGTTAAAAGTAACGCCTGCAACTTTACATACCTTTGTATGCGATTTACCGGTTTCAGGTTTTGCATTTGTTTGCGGTTGTGGTGTCGGCTGTTTTGGTTTAAACAATTTAGAGAGTAATCCCATTATTTTGCCTCCTTATTTTTATATTGACAAATACTATCAATAAATGTACAATAAAATATAAAGAGGTTAGTGCCTTTTTATCTCTATTTTTGACCGCTCATAGTGCCAGCTGTGGGCGGTCTTTCTTTATTATCACATCAATAAATTATCTCTGTAAAATTCCATTGCTTCAATCATAAATTTATTTGTGACATTAAAATATTCGGCAAGTTCCCACGGTTCTGTTATGCCGTTGTGAACCGCTTCTTTCAGCTCATCCAAAGGGATGAGCTTTTTTATTGTGTGTTTCTTTACTTTTTGTTCCATTTTCCCTTTTACGGTTAATGGAGTTGTGAATAAATAAAAAGCACCTAAATCTATGTGAACTTCTTCGTGAGCAAGCAAAACTGTTTCCTCGGCAGTAGTTTCAATCTTGCTTTTGTCAAGAACTACAATTCCGTTTTCGTAAGGAAAAGAAAATGCTTTTGCTTTGTCAGTTTTGAAATAATCAACAGTTATCCCTTTTTGTTCACATTCAAAATAAATATCCTCTAAAGTCATTCAATCATTTCCTTTTTGAGATTTTTTAAATTTGATATAGCTGAGTACATCATTTTTAAAATCTTCGCTTTCTCCTTCCATTTCTTGATAGGCGGCATATGAAAGTTCATCAAAATTTGCTTTTGGAAGAGGAGAAGAAAACTTTCTTGCAACATCTTCAACTAACTTTTCAATCTGCTCATGCTGTTTCTTTTCTTCTTCGATTTCCTGCTCAGTCATAAGCCTTTCAACAGGAACACCGAGATAATTGGCTATTTTAAGGCGAGTTTGGTATTTAGGTAAAACACCGTTTTTCCAATTGCGTATAGAACCTTTACTCAAACCAACTGCAACCAAAACCGCAGTAACCGTTGTACCGTTCTCTTTACATATTGAATCCAATAAATCAAAGAACACAAAAATGCACCTCTACTTTTGTGCACTTTTCACGAAGTTCACATAAATGCACCTAAATTTCAAAAATGCACTTGCAAAGTACACTTTTATGCACTATAATAAACTTGTCAAGACGATGTGGGGACATTAACTTGACGAAAATAGGTGTGTGAATGTGCACCAACTTTGTAATCTAATTTTTTTAACTGATTAAATTATAAAGGTATAGTGCACATTTGTCAACCTAAATTATCAATAAAAAAGGAGGTAATAAATTGTGGATTTTTACAAAATTGTGTCAGATATATGCGATAAAAGAAATATAACACTTTGTTCGTTACTCTCTCAATTAGAAATGAGCAAAGCTAATATCCGAAACTGGCGTAATGGCGTTATTCCTAAAATTTCAGTAAGACAGAAAATTGCTGAAATTACAGATACACCAGTTGAAAACTTACTGACGAATGAAGAAAAGTCAGTTGTCAACGAAATTCTTAAAAAGAACAGTAGGTAATATCTCACCCACACAATCAATAATACCACAACCGCAGTCCCATTAAACGGACTTTGATGAAAAGAGGTGAAGAAATGAAAAAGGAAGATAGAGATAAGGTTATAAATGCTTTATCAGAATTTGTCGTAAGGGTAGCAAAAGGAGAAGCGACCTCTATAGCAGAAGTTGCTGTTCTGCCTGAGGTCGCCAAGATTTTGTTAGTCTTTGAGAGCTGAGTTTTGAAGTGCCTCATTTATGCCTTTAAAGAGTTCGGTATAGAATTTAGCCACTTCGTCGCCGTTATCACTGCAAGGAGACATATCAGAACTGTTAGCCTTTGCAACTGTAATTTCTTTGGCATACAATGCCGCAATTTTTGCAATTGAGTCTTCTCTCATAATTACACCTCACTTTCATTATATAGTGTAATGAATTACGGTTCATCACTACATATAGTATATCATAGAAAGTTGGTGAAATCAATGCACATCAATGAATTTGCTGAAATATTGCTCAAAAGCAGAAAACAGAAAGGTTTTTCGCAAAGTGAGCTTGCTGAAAAATCGGGCTTTACTAAAAGAGCTATTCAGTATTGGGAAAAAGGCAAAAAGAGCATTTCTCTTGAAAATGCCGACAGGCTCTTAACAGCTTTGGGTGTAGAAATCAAGATAGGTAAAATAGAAAGCAGGTGATAACAATGCAGATAACAGGCACACCCGATGAAATCGCAGAATTTATGAATCTGCTGAAAAGCGATTACAGAGGTGACTGCACAATTGGAACTGATATTAACGGCAACACAATCTATCATTATCATTTCCCAAAATCAGATGATGAGTAATATTTATTTTTAGGAGGATTTTATATGTTAAACGATAAAGGTCAGATAGTAATTTTTGCAGACAAATCAACCGCAGGTTCTAATGTGGTTTCAGCCTGCGTATCAGATGAAACCGTTAAGGTTCTTACCGAGATTTGCAACAGAACCGGCAAGAAAATGTCAAGCGTTGTTCGTACTTTGATTGAGGACAGCCTGACCTTGGTTAAGATTGTGGGTGACTGATGTGGACAAGCTCATTATTCTCAAACAAGATCATCATGTTACGATTACTCTCAATGATGATACGATGAACAAGTTATTGACACTGCATCAGGGCACAGGGCGTACTGTGCCGTACATCATAGCTGAGTGCATTAATTTTGCACTCCCAAGAATTGAAATAAAGTAGGGAGGTGTACATATGGACACAGTTCAGATGAACAAAAAAATCAAAGAAATTATGGATAGCAGTGATGTCTATTTGCTTTCTGAGGACGCCGCAAAGGCTATTGGAGTTGCTCCGCAAAACTTGCGTGAACAGGCAAAGGACGAACCCGAAAAATTGGGATTCAATGTAATTGTAGTCGGCACATCTATCCGTATTCCGAGAATACCGTTTCTCAATTATATTCTCGGTTCAAACCCGTTGAAAGGAGTGTAACAAATGCGGTTAAGAAATTACCCGACAAAAAGAAAGCTGCTCAAGGATATTGAAAACCTCAGAGCAGAGAACAGACATCTCAGCATTGAGCTGAGAAACGCAAGAACAGACCTTGCACTTGAAAAAACAGCGTCAAGCGGTTATCGTCACGAGAACCGAGAGCTAAAACGCAAGCTCAAAGCCCTTGAAACGCCTGAATCCGAAGCATTCAATTTTGAATGTATGGGTGTTTCAAATGTCAACTGAAAAAGAAAAATCCGCTGAAGCTCTGCAAAGCCTCAACGGATAGCAAGGATATAACAAATATCACCGATTTGATTATATCCTTTCTTACTCGAAAAATCAAGATAAAGGAGTAAAACAGAATGTCAGAAATTAAAATCACGGTAGAAATACCACAGCTTGATGTACTTATCACAGCTATCGAAAATCTTGCAGGTACTACAACAGGGAAAGAGCCTGTCAAATCAACTGAAACGACAAAAAAGCCTGCCGTAAAGAGTGAACCCACACCGAAACCGCAGGAAAATATTCCGCAGTCCGAGCCTGAAAAGCAGTACACGATTGAAGAGGTGAGAGCGGTATTTATGAAGTGTGCAAAGGCTCACGGTAAGGACGAGGTCAAGAAAATTCTTGCAGAACTCGGAGTAACTAAAGTTACGGAAATCAAGCAGGAAGATTTTGCAAAAGCTGTAAAGGCTGTTGAGGAGGTTAAGTAATGCCTGATATACACGCAAGGCTGTCAGCTTCAGGGGCAAAGAAATGGATTAACTGCCCGGGCTCAATACAGCTTGAGGAAAATTTCGAGGACAAGCCGTCACAGTTTGCCGAGGAGGGCACTAATGCTCACGCTCTCGGTGAAGCAAAAATAAGGCTTGCCACAAAAGAGTACAACCGTACTAAGTATCACAATGCAATCCGCAATCTCGAAATTACCGAAGATATGGAAGATTATGCCGAGAGCTACAAAAACTATGTAATCGAGAGGTACAACTCCGCTTTGCAGAAAACTCCCGACGCAATCCTTATGCTTGAACAGAGACTTGATTTTTCGAAGTATGTTCCTGACGGATTCGGCACAGGTGACGCTGTGATTATCGCAGAGGGCAAACTCGAAATTATTGACCTTAAATACGGCAAAGGTGTCGAGGTGTCAGCGGTTGACAACCCACAGCTCAGACTGTACGCATTAGGTGCATATGAAGCCTTTGATATGCTGTATGGCTTTGATACGGTTGAAATGACTATCTATCAGCCAAGACTAGACAACATCAGTTCAGAGAATATCTCGGTTGCCGAATTACTTGAATGGGGCGAATCTGTTAAGAAAGCCGCACAGCTTGCTAACGATGACAGCGTAATCGAATGTGTAGCAGGCAAGCATTGTGACACGGGATTTTGCAAGGCACGACCTGTTTGCAGAGCCTACGCAGAGGAAAGGCAGAAAATGGCTGTCTATGATTTCAAGCCGCCTGCAATGCTCACGGTTGCAGAGATTGCGGATATTATCGAACAGTCTGCGTCACTCGAAAAATGGGCGAAGCTCGTTTGCGATTATGCACTCGAACAGGCATACAAGCATGGTGTTGAATACCCCGGATACAAGGTCGTTGAGGGCAGAAGTAACCGCAAATACAGTAAACCTGATTCAGAGGTTGCAAAGATACTCACCGACAACGGTTATCAGGAAAGCGACATTCTTGTACATAAGCTGAAAGGTATTACCGACATTGAAAAATTACTCGGCAAGAAAACATTTGCCGAAGTCCTCGGAAGCTATGTAGTAAAGCCTCCGGGCAAGCCGACACTTGTGTGTTCAGAAGATAAAAGGCCTGCAATCAATTCAGCAATGCAGGCACAGGAAGATTTTAAAAACGATATTAAATAATAAGGAGATTAAAAATTATGGCAAACACAAATGTATCAACAAAGGTAGTAACAGGCGAAGTAAGATTTTCATATGTTAATGTTTTTGAACCAAAGAGCATTAACGGAAGTGATGAAAAGTATTCGGTTTCACTTCTCATTGACAAGAGGGACACAAAGACTATTGAAGCAATTGAAAGGGCAATTGAAGCCGCAAAGCAGGCAGGAGTTGCGAAGTTCGGCGGTAAAATTCCGCCCGTGTTAAAATTACCGCTTCGTGACGGTGACGCAGAAAGACCTGACGATGAAAACTATGCAGGCAAGATGTTTGTAAATGCAAACTGCAAAACAAAGCCCGGTCTTATCGAAAAGAACGGTATGGAAATCATTGACACAACCGAATTTTACAGCGGTTGTTACGGCAAAGCGTCAGTTACATTCTATGCTTTCAACTCTAACGGCAACAAAGGTATTGCCTGCGGTCTTAATAACATTATGAAAACAAGGGACGGCGAACCGCTCGGCGGCAGATCAAGAGCCGTTGACGATTTTGCGAATGACATCGAAGAGGACGATATTTTCGGATGATACAACTGAGTATTGATATTGAAACATACAGCAGTGTCAATCTCTTAAAATCAGGGGTGTATGCCTATGCAGACGCCCCTGATTTTACAATTCTTCTGTTTGCGTATGCCTTTGATGACGAAGATATTAAGATAGTTGATATTGCTTGTGGCGAAAAAATTCCTGACAAGGTACTTTCCGCACTCACAGATGAAAATATTAAGAAAACCGCTTTCAATGCAAACTTTGAAAGGACCTGTCTTGCAAAGTTTCTGAACGCAGAAATGCCGCCCGAACAATGGCGTTGCACAATGATTCAGGCGGCGGAAATAGGTTTACCGAGGTCGCTTGCGGGTGTAGCAACAGCACTCGGACTTGAAGAACAGAAAGACAAAAAGGGCAGGGCTTGTATTGAATATTTTTCAAAGCCGTGCAGACCGACAAAGTCAAACGGCGGAAGAACACGCAATCTTCCGCAGCACAACATTGAGAAGTGGGAAACATTCAAAAGCTATTGTATTCAAGATGTGGCTGTTGAAAGAAATATAAAAAACAGGCTAAAGGCTTTCCCTCTGACAGAGGGCGAACAGAAATTGTGGGAACTTGATCAGCACATTTGTGACAGAGGCGTTGCAGTCGAAACAGAGCTTATAAACAACGCTATAAACTTCGATGCCGACTATCAAAAAATAATGATTGAGAAAGCACAAAAGCTGACAGGACTTGAAAACCCTAAATCGGTTTCACAGCTTAAAGGCTGGCTTGAAACACGCACGGGAGAAATATTTCAGAGCCTTGATAAAAAGGCAGTTAAAAGCCTCTCAGAGCGTACAAACGACTTGCTGGTAAAAGAAGTTTTGCAACTAAGAAAAACGCTGTCAAAGACTTCTACGGCAAAGTATAAGGCAATGCTCGGTGGCTTGTGCGCTGACGGCAGAGTCAGAGGCTTTTTGCAGTTTTACGGTGCAAGCAGAACGGGCAGATGGGCAGGAAGAATGATACAACCGCAGAACCTTCCGCAAAATCATCTTGAAGATTTGGAACTTGCCCGAAATCTTGTTATGAGCGGTGACTATGAACTGTTTGAAATGCTGTTCGGCAATGTTCCCGATACGCTTTCACAGCTTATCAGAACAGCGCTTATACCTACAAAGGGCAGAAGATTTATAGTGTCTGACTTCTCGGCAATTGAAGCAAGGGTAATAGCCTATCTTGCAGGTGAGAAGTGGCGACAGGAAGTTTTCAAGAACGGCGGTGACATTTACTGTGCTTCCGCAAGTCAGATGTTCAAAGTGCCGGTTGTAAAACACGGAATTAACGGACACCTCCGCCAAAAGGGCAAAATCGCAGAACTTGCACTCGGTTACGGCGGTTCTGTGGGCGCACTTAAATCAATGGGTGCGCTTGAAATGGGACTTGAAGAAAACGAATTGCAACCGCTTGTTGACAGCTGGCGAGCAACAAACCCCTGTATTACATCGTTGTGGTACGAGGTTGAAAAGGCGGCTGTGTCGGCGGTAAAAGGTGAATCGCAGCAGATTAAATGCGGTATCAGGTTCTTTAGAAAAGGCGGAATACTCTTTATCTCTTTGCCGTCGGGAAGAAATCTTGCTTATGCAAAACCCGAACTTCGGGAAAACAAATTCGGCAGACCTTGCGTAACCTATATGGGAATAAGTCAGACAAGAGGTTCTTGGGAGAGGCTTGAAACATTCGGCGGTAAACTCACCGAGAACATTGTTCAGGCTTTTGCAAGGGATTGTCTTGCGGTTTCAATGCAAAGACTTGAAAGCAGGGGCTTTGAAATAAATTTTCATGTACACGATGAGGTTATTATAGATTGCCCGATTGGTGTTTCATCTGCGGAAGAAATCAGTGCCATAATGGGCGAACCGATAGAATGGGCAAAGGGCTTAGTGCTTAAGGCAGAAGCCTATGAAACACCGTTTTATAAGAAAGATTAAAGAAAGGAGGAAAATGGTTGAAAACATATTATATCGCCACGGCTAACGACAGATTTGCAAAGCTGTGGAAGAATACGGAAGTTACATTTGACGAACTTATAAACAGATTAAAAACAACAACCGTAACACCTGAAACAATGGGCGAATTTCGCAATCTGCCAAAATCCAAACAGGATAACATCAAGGATGTAGGCGGATTTGTCGGCGGCAGACTTAAAAACGGAATAAGACGAAGAGATAAGGTTGAATGCCGTTCTTTGCTTACTCTTGACGCCGATTATGCCACACCCGATTTCTGCGAAAGCATAGATTTGTTTGCAAATTATTCTTACATCATATATTCAACCCACAAACACACCGCAGAAAAACCGAGATTAAGACTTGTTATTCCGCTGTCAAGAAACTGTACGGCAGAAGAGTATGAAGCTGTTGCACGAAAAATAGCTGACGAAATCGGAATTGACCAATTCGATGATACAACATATCAGCCGCAAAGGCTTATGTACTGGTCAAGTACAAGCATTGACGGCGAATATGTGTTTAAATATTCGGTCAGAAATCCGCTTGATGTTGACGGCGTGCTTGCACGATACAACGATTGGCACGATGTTGACGAATGGCAGTTTTCAAGCAGAACAGTAAAGCAAAAGGACCGATTGCTGAAAAAGCAGGAAGATCCGACAACTAAGAAAGGCGTAATAGGTGCGTTCTGCCGTTGCTACGATATTCACATGGCAATAGCGGAGTTCCTGCCTGATGTATATGTAAAATGCAGTGCCGATGACAGATATACCTATGCAAACGGCAGTACAGCGTCAGGTCTTGTTGTGTATGAGGACGGCAAGTTCGCATACTCAAACCACGCAACAGATCCCGCCGGCGGACAGCTTTGTAATGCTTTTGACCTTGTGCGAATACATAAATACGGCAGTCTTGACGATGACGCAAAGCAGGGAACACCTACATCAAAATTACCCTCATACATTGCTATGCAGGAATTTGCGTCAAATAATAAGGCGGTCAGATTGCTGTTGCACAAAGAAAGAGAGCAGTCCTGCCTGTCGGATTTTGAGAGTGATATCGAAAGCGAGAACGACGATGACTGGGTGCTTGAACTGGCAACGGACGGCAAGAGCAACAACCTGCCGACAATTGACAACTGTATGAAAATCTGCCAAAAAGACAAAAGATTGAAAGGCAAGATAGCCTACAATACATTTACAAGGCGACATACGGTTTTAGGTGCAATGCCGTGGAACAGCGAAATTGAAAGTCGTGACTGGACCGATGTTGATGACGCAGGACTTCGCCATTACATTGAAAATCTATACGGCATTAAGAGCAAGGCGGCTATTACAGATGCTTGGTCACTTGTGAGTATGGAAAACAGCTACAACCCTGTTTATGACTATCTCACAAGTCTTAAATGGGACGGAATAAAAAGGCTTGAAACTTTTTTTGTTGATTACCTTGGAGCGGATAACAACGAATACACGAGAGCGTCAACACGAAAAACTCTTGTTGCGGCGGTCGCAAGAATAATGAATCCGGGCATTAAGTTTGACACGGTTCTCACACTTGTAGGCTCTCAGGGTTGCGGTAAAAGTTATTCGATAAAAAGGCTTGGCGGCAGGTGGTTCAGCGACACCCTGACAACCGTACAGGGTAAGGAAGCATACGAACAGTTGCAGGGCTTTTGGTTAATCGAAATAGCCGAACTTGCGGCACTCAGAAGAAACGAGGTTGAAGCGGTAAAGCACTTTACCGCAAAATCCGAGGACGCTTACAGAGCCGCATACGGACATCATACCGAAGTCAGAAAAAGGCAGTGTATTTTCATCGGTACAACAAATCAGCATGAGTTTCTCCGTGACCAAACGGGCAACAGGCGATTTCTGCCGATTGATGTTCACCCTCATAGAGCTACAAAAAGTGTGTTTGAGGACCTCACGGATTATGATGTGGATATGATATGGGCGGAAGCTGTTGAACTGTATAAGAACGGCGAAAAGCTGTTTATGGATACCGAAGAACTCAGAACGCTTGCTGAAGCCGAACAGAACAGACATTTTGAAGAAAGTCCGCTTACGGGTGATGTTGTTAAGTACCTCAATACCTTACTTCCTGATGACTGGAACAAAATGCAGCTTTATGAGCGCAGAAATTATCTGAATGGCTATGAACTGGGTGCAGAGCAGAGCGGTACAAATCAGCGTAACCGTGTGTGTCCGCTTGAAGTGTGGTGCGAAGCATTCGGCGGTGACCGCAAAGATTTCACCTATCAGAAAAGCAAAGAAATTAAAGACATTATTATGCGAACAGGTGAATGGGAGCAGACAAAGACCAATGCCCGATTCGGAGAAATCTATGGTGTTCAAAGAGGCTTTATAAGGAAAGTGTCAACAAGTTGCTAAGAATTTTGTTGACAGCAAAAACCGCATAGAATAGCCATTTTTCAGCATTTGTCAACAGTGTCAACAATTTATATGTGTAAGTATAGTCAAATAAAGAAATTATAGAAATCAATAAATAGCATTGTATTCTTAAAATCCTATATTCGCCTATACTTTACAGAAAACTTGTAACATTGTTGACAAATCGGAAAAAACATAGATTTTAAGCAGGATTTGTTGTCAACACTTTTTAAACCGAAAATGAAAATTAAGGAGAAATTTAAGAAATGAAAGAATCAAGTGTTGAAAAATACTTAAAAGATAAGATAGAGCAACACGGCGGTGTGTGTCTTAAATTCAACTCTGCGAGTATGCGAGGTGTGCCGGACAGAATTTGTATGTTGCCGAACGGCAGAATTTTCTTCGTTGAACTTAAAGCAAAAGGAAAAAAGCCAAGGCCTGAGCAGATGAGAGTTCATAAACTTTTCGGAAATATGGGGCAGAGAGTTTATGTGTGCAACAGCAGAGAAAGTGTGCAGGAGGTGATCCGTTTTGAAATTTATCCCGCACAAATACCAAAAAATGGCAATTGAGAAAATTCTCACCACACCGAGGTGCGGACTGTTTCTTGATATGGGACTTGGCAAAACAGTTATAACGCTGACCGCAGTTGAAGAACTCATATACAACAGTTTTGAAATTTCAAAGGTCCTTGTCATAGCACCGCTGAGAGTTGCGGAAGATACTTGGACAAGAGAATGCGACAAGTGGGAACACCTAAAAGATTTGAGGGTTTCTAAAATTCTCGGAACACCAAGACAACGCAGACTTGCACTTGCACAGGACGCAGACATCTATGTTGTCAATCGTGAAAATGTTGTGTGGCTTACGAACGAACTTTCAGGTATAGGCAACGGCTGGATGTTTGATATGGTTGTTATTGATGAACTGTCAAGTTTTAAATCTTCAAAAGCACAGCGGTTCAGAGCCTTGCGTAAATACATAACCCGAAGTAAAAGGGTTGTAGGTCTTACCGGTACACCCGCACCGAACGGACTTATAGATTTATGGAGTCAGGTTTATCTGCTTGACAGCGGAGAGCGACTCGGTAAAACTGTCACAGGCTACCGTGAAAGGTATTTTACACCGAATCAGCGTAATCAGACTACAATTTTTAATTACAAGCTGAAAGAAAATGCCGAACAGTCAATTATGAGTAAAATTTCAGACATCTGCATTTCAATGAAAGCAGAAGATTGGCTTGATATGCCCGAACGAATGGATCGTGTGGTGTCGGTTAAGATGTCACCAAAACAGCTTGCTGATTATGAACAGTTTGAAAAAGACTGCTATATGCAGTTTGCAGAGGGTGAAGTTACCGCCGCAACTGCCGCAACGCTTACGAATAAACTTCTTCAGTACAGCAACGGTGCAATGTATATGAGCAACGGTGAATATGCGATAACAAACGAACAGAAACTTGACGCACTTGCAGAAATTCTTGATACATCTAACGGTCAACCTGTTTTATGTTTTTACAGCTTCCGTCACGACCTTGAGAGAATTATGAACAAATTCAATTTTGCCAGAAAACTTGAAAGCTCTGCCGATATTGAAGATTGGAACAATGGCAAAATTCCCTTGTTGCTTGCACATCCTGCCGGAGCAGGTCACGGTCTGAATTTGCAGGCAGGCGGAAACATCATCGTGTGGTACGGCTTGACTTGGAGTTTGGAACTGTATCAACAGGCGAATGCAAGACTTTACCGACAGGGACAGCAGAACACGGTTGTAATTCACCACCTTATCACAGAGAACACCTGCGATGAGCGTGTCTATGAATCCTTGCAGGGCAAAGCAAATGTACAAGAAGATTTGTTAAAATCCCTTAAAGCAAAATACGGAAAGGAGAGAAAGCGTTGAAAGCAAGAATACCACCTAAGATTCCGAAACAGCTTAAACAGGAAGCTGAACGGATTGCCAAAAGCGCATATGAACAGATCCGAGAAAAAGAAAACAAAGACATCACACGCAGAGTATTTAAAACAATGCTGTATGCTTTGCATAAGGATTTCGGCTTTGGTCGTGACAGATGTGCAAAGGCACTAAAGTCTATGACCGAAATAATTGAACACTCCGACACTGACGAAGTGTTTTGGGAACATATCGACCGTGTGGTTATCGACAAGCTGAAACTTGAATTTGAGAAGCGGGACTATACCGACAATGGAAAAGTTGTTAATTTTGAAGGAGATGAAGAAAATGATTGATTGTTCAAAAACAGAAAATTATTTTGCTGAAAAAGCAAGAATGATAAAAAAATACAGGCTAAACGATGGTGCATATATATGTGGAGTTAATTGTGCCAACTGTCCACTGAACAGTTTGAATAATGGTACAAGCGACAAGATAACTTGTTCAGACTTTGAAGTATTCTATCCTGAAAAAGCAATAAAAAAAGTCCAAAAGTGGAGTAATGAACATCCGCGAAAAACTTATTTAGATGAATTTTTGAAAAACTATCCGAATGCATGGCTTAACGAAAAAGGTATACCTAAGAGTATGTGCCCATCAATGCTTGGTCTTAAAGATCTTGAAGACTGCGGTGAAAGAAATTGCGTTGAATGTTGGAATCAGCCTATTGAAAACAGCTAAGAAGGTGAAGAAAATGATTGAAAAAGAATTAAAAATTCGTGAGGTATGCGGTTACTATGCATTGGATATACCGTTCGCAGACGGTAGTGTAAACACGATATACTTTAATTCAAAACGAAATGCCGAAACAGTTAAGCATATTATCGAAGTTGATGATAGTAAACCTAATAATGCTACGGTGTGTGAAATGGAAGAGATTAAACACGGAAGTTGGAAATATGACAGCGAGGGTGTCGGTTATGCAAATTATTTATGTTCTGAGTGTAAAAATTTTCTCACTTTTTACGAGGACATTGATTTGTATCCATATTGCCCTTACTGTGGGGTAAAAATGGATAAGGAGTGAAAGCAATGACAAGAAATGAACTTGAAAGGTATTTAGGCAGATGTGTGACAATTACTCTTTTGGATAACACTGTAATTGAGGGTACTTTACATAAGACGGGTGAAAAAGCCTTTGAAAACAACCCTAATTTATCAATACCAGTTAATTTTTATTTTTGCACTGATGTAAATAATAAAGTGGTTAAAAATACTGCATTCAGAGTATCGCACATCCAGAGAATCAGTTGCTATGAAAAGTTAAGAATGACAAACTTTGAAAAAATCAAACAGATGTCAATTGACGAAATGGCTCGTAGCTGTATAGACTTTTTCAGTTGCCCATATGGCATATCAGGTGACCCACCATATATTAATTGTAATTGCAAAATAGGTGAAAAGTTTAAGTACAATTGCATTGACTGCACAAAACATTGGCTTGAAAGTGAGGTAGAAGAATGAAAGGCGTTAAAAATATCACCGTTAATTACGATAACGGCGAAACAGAAACCTTAAATAAAGGTGTAGTTGTTGGTTTTGATGAAATCGACAATGAAGAAGAAACTATCAAAGTCAGATATCGTATGTGCGATATTAAAGGCAAGGATTTGTATTTGATTGTAAACGCAGTTATTGCGTTGGCACAGAAACTTGGTATGCTTGACGAGGAGGAGCGTGATGCGGATTGACGGTTAAAGATTATTTATATTCGGTCAGGGTTTCAGACAAGTTAATCAGAACGAAAGAACACGAGCTGTCAAAACTTAGGCTGAATATTGCACAGGTATCGGTTAAGCAAAACGAGCCTGTTAAGACATCAGGAGTGAATGACCCTATGCGGATAGTGGACAGAATTGCAGACCTTCAGGCTGAAATCAATCGGGAGATTGACAATCTTGTGCGGTTGAAAACTGAAATCCGCAGTAAAATCAACGCACTTGACGATTACCGTTACATTGCGATTTTGACTGAGTATTACATAAACTGCAACAGGTGGGAGGATATTGCCGAAAGCATGGAAATGAGCGTAAGGCATACCCTGAGATTGCACGGCGAAGCGTTACAGGCGTTCCGAAAAAAGTTCGATTTCTCGTAAAATTATTTTGAAATGTCATTGAATGTCACCCTTACCCTGCGTATAATGGTATTATGAAAGTTTGACAAACAGGACATATGCGAAACTCTTCTAAGTTAAAAAATTCGCACAGACCGCTCTCGCTTGAGGGCGGTTTTGTGTTAGTGTGAAAGGCGGTGATACCGTGAAAGACAAATTAAATGCAAGACAGCGTAAATTTGCTGAATATTATGCACAAAGCGGTAACACCGTTCAGAGTGCGATACAGGCAGGATATTCAGAAAATTACGCAAACGCAAGAGCGTATGAATTGTTGGAGAATGTTGGAGTTTCAAAATACATCAAGGAGCTTTCCGATAAGCTCAAGGACGAGCGCATTATGAGTGCAAAGGACAGACAGGTTGCTTTGTCCGACATTGCAAGGAATGACGGGCAGGACACCTCCGACAGAATCAGGGCGATTGACACGCTCAACAAGATGACGGGTGAATACACCGTTAAGGTTGATGCGAAAGTTGAGCAGTCCGAAAAGCTATCCGATGTGTTCAGACAGTTGGGCGGTGAGGGGCTGAGTGAGTAACAAATTTCCGCTGTCACAAAAGTATATCGACTTTATCAACACAACAAATGTGTCGGCTGAATTTCTTGAAGGCACTACAGCCTCAGGAAAAACAACAGTCGGAGCAGGTGTTAAGTTTATGCGAATGGTGTCGCAGTCGCCGAAGAAGCTTCACACAATTGCCGCCAAAACTACGGGCAAGGCTGAGGAAACTATTATTCAGCAGGATAACGGTATTCTCGACCTGCACCGTAACGCAGTTTACTGTGGCAATGGCGACAAGGACTACAAGCTGCCGCATATCAAGTTTGAGGGCAAAATCATCTATATTCTCGGTTACAGCAGTCGGGATAAGTGGGAAATGGTTCTCGGTGCGCAGTTTGGGTGCGTGTATATTGACGAAATCAACACCGCCGATATCGAGTTTATCCGAGAGATGTCAACCCGTAATGACTATATGCTTGCAACGCTGAATCCCGATGATCCGAGCCTGCCTGTGTATAAGGAGTTTGTCAACCGCTCCCGTCCTTTTAAAAAATATGAAAACGATGTTCCTCCCGAGATTACGGCGGAGCTTACCGAAGAACCTGTACCGAATTGGCGGTATTGGTTCTTTTCTTTTGCCGACAATTTAAGTCTTACACCCGAACAGATTGAAAAGAAAAAGAACTCTGCACCGAAAGGTACAAAGCTCTATAAAAATAAAATCTTAGGTTTGCGAGGCAGAGCAACAGGTCTTGTGTTCCCGAATTTTGAGAGGGCAAGACATATCAAATCAAAAGAGTGGGCAGGAAAGTTTTTGAACTGTAACCGCAAGTCGGAACACTTTGTTCAGTTCACCGCAGGTCTTGATACCGCCTATTCGCAGAAGTCGCCTGACACTATCGCAATGACATTTTACGGCATTACCAATCACGGCAAGTGTGTTCAGCTTGATGAAAGAGTTTATAACAACGCTGAAATGCAAACGCCTATTGCCCCGAGTGACACGGTGAAGAATTTTATTGATTTTCTTGACCGTAACCGTGATGAATGGGGCTTTGCACGCACGGCTTTTATTGACAGCGCCGACCAAGCGACTATTACCGAATTTCAAAAGTATAAGCGACAGCACGGCTGTGTCTATGACTTTGCAAATGCATGGAAGAAAACGAAGATTATCGACCGAATCAATCTTGTACTCGGCTGGCTTGCCACCGACTGTTATTTTGTGCTTGAACATTGTAAAAACACGATTGCCGAGTTTGAAATTTACAGCTGGCGAGAGGATAAAGACAACACACCCGAGGACGGTCACGACCATTGCATTAACAGCGGTCAATATGCGTGGCTGCCGTTTAAAAATATTATTGGAAGTGAAATAAATGGGGCTGATTAACAGAATGGCTGAATCTATCAGATCGGGAATTAAAAACTTTTTGCAGATTACTCCTGCAAGCGACAAAACAATTACCGTTACCGAAACAAGCAATCATCTGACCGAGTGCTTTATCAATCGCATTTGGTATTGGGGCAACAGCAGACAGCTTGCGGAGCTGTACAAGCAGATTGACACAAACAAAACTATGTTTTGGGCGGCAAAAAGTACAGAGGGGCTTGAAATTCGTAAAATACATACGGGCTTGCCGGCACTCATCTGCGAAACGCTTGTGAATATCGTAATTGCCGACTACAACGGCACAGATGTTACAAGCAAAAATTCAACCGCTTATGCAGAGCGTTGGGAAGATATTGAAAAGCAGAACAAATTGTCCGACACGGTTAAGCAAATGCTCCGTGACCTATGTGTTGTCGGTGACGGTGCTTTTAAGGTCAGCTTTGACACGGCTGTATCAGATGTTCCGATTGTTGAATGGTATCCTGCCGAAAACATCGACTTTACATATGTGCGTGGCAGAATCCGAGAGGTTAAGTTTTACACCGATTACACGCAAAAACACCGCCGTTACCGTTTTGAAGAAACATACGGTTACGGCTATATTCACTATGCTTTGTATGATGACAACGGCAAAGAGATTGACCTGCACACGGTTGACGCTCTTTCGTGGATTGATTCAAAGGGCGTTACATTTGACGAATCATATATGTGGGCTGTACCTGTCCTTTACGGCAAATCGTGCCACAAGGGCAGAGGTGCGGGCATTATTGGCATAAAAACAGACGCTTTCGACAGCCTTGATGAAGTGTGGTCACAGTGGATGGATGCACTCAGAGCCTGCCGAACAAAGCAGTATGTGCCTGATTGCCTTGTTCCGAGAAATCCCGAAACCTGTCAGCCGATGTCGCCGAATCCGTTTGACAACCGATTTATCACCGTGGGCAACGATATGTCTGAAAACGGCAATGGCAACAGGATTTACACCGAAAGTCCGCAGATTCAGCACGAAAGCTATTTGAGTTCATACATTACTGCCCTCGACCTCTGCTTACAGGGCATTATATCGCCGTCAACTCTCGGCATTGATACGAAGAAGCTTGATAATGCAGATGCTCAGCGTGAAAAGGAAAAGACAACCCTTTACACAAGGCAGAACCTTGTGAAAATTACGCAGAACGCACTTCAAAGCCTTGTTGCAGTTGTACTCAATGCAGACGGTGAACTTAACGGCAATGGTATTGTTGAGGGCTTGGAAGTATCCGTAAACTTCGGCGAATATGCAAATCCGAGCTTTGAAAGTCAGGTTGAAACCGTGTCAAAAGCAAGACAGGGCGGTTTGATGTCAGTTGAAACCTCGGTTGAAGAATTGTACGGCGACAGCAAGTCGGACGATTGGAAAGCCGAAGAGGTGCAGAGAATTAAGGAAGAACAGGGCATTGCAGGCGAAGAAGAAAAATCGGAACTTGACGATGTGGACCTTACCGACACGGGCAATGAACCCGATAAACCCGAAGATATCGCAAATCAGGACGACGACAGCAAATGGGTAAGCAATGAGTGATTACAACATTAAAGAGTCTTTTGAGAGAATTGAAAACGAGCTTATCGACAGCATGATGCGCAATTTCAGCCGTCACAGAGCCGAAGAAACCAAAGAGGGTTACAACTGGACACAATGGCAGGCTGAACAGCTCAAAAGTCTTGAAGAGTACCGCAAGCACAACGCAAAGAAATTCGGCAAGCGTTTCAAAACCATTAACAGCAAGGTTGAAGAGATGATTCGCACCGCCAAAGCTGACGGAAATGCAAGTCAGGAGGCAGAAATTCTTGAAGCTGTCAAGGACGGTTTCAAAGCCCCGAAAAAGCCGTCAGCACACAGCACAGCCGAGTTTTTTAAGGTGAATGACCGTAAACTTGACGCACTCATAAAATCGACCACAGACGATTTAAAGAGGGCAGAAACGGCAGTTTTGCGTATGAGCAATGACAAGTACCGCAAGGCGATATACAATGCGCAGGTAGCAATGAATACGGGTGCGGTTACATACGAACAAGCCGTTGACATCGCCTGCAAGGATATGCTCAACGCAGGTCTTAATTGTGTGGAATACAAAAACGGTGCAAGGCATACGCTCTCGGATTATGCGGATATGGCGGTTAAAACAGCCAACAAAAGAGCCTATCTGCGTGGTGAGGGCGAAAAGCGAGCCGAATGGGGAGTATCCCTCGTTGTTGTGAACTCAAGACAGGGCGGTTGCCCCGATTGTGCAAAATATATCGGCAAAGTGTTTATTGACGATGTGTATTCAAACGGCAAAAAGTCAGACGGAAACTATCCGCTCCTCTCAACCGCAATCAAGAACGGTTTGTTTCATCCACGGTGCAAGGACAGCACGAGTACATATTACGAGGAAATAACGACACTCGAACCTGTCTCCCCCGAAGAAGAGGCAGAAATGGACCGTAGAGAACGGCTTGAGGAAAAACAGCAGTATGCACAGCGTCAGGCAGAACGCTTTGACCGCCGTGCTGAATACAGCCTTGATGAGGACAATAAACGCATTGCCCAAACCCGAGCCAATGAGTGGCACGATAGGGCGGATCGGCTTGAAGAAAAGGTTAATAAAGCAGAAAGCAATTCATCTGAAAATGTTGCAAAATCGGGTGAAAGTGGTATAATAAAAGAGAAAAGTAAAAAGCCTATTACTCCGATAACCGATAAAGCTATCAGTCGTATTCCTAAAGTTGATATTGAAGGTTATACAGAAGAGCAGTGTTTGAAAATTCAAAAACGACACAAGGAGCTTTTGAAATTTTCAAAAGAACAAAATGACAATAAAGAAGTTGCCTTCGTGTTAAAAAATGATGTGTCCAAAATGATTACAGAGCCTATTAAAGGAACTGATGAAAAAATAGATTTTGGATCAGCACTTCAAGGCAAAGATTTATTTGTTATGCACAATCACCCGAGAAACAGCAGTTATTCTTTAAATGATATTATCGAATTTATTAAGAATGATAGTATAAAAACATTTACTATTGTGAAAAACGATGGCAACATTGAAGTATTAACAAAGTTGAAAGGATACGACAGACTATCACTTTTAACAGAGTTACAACGAATGGGAAAAAAGAGGATAAAAACAGGTTCTGATAGTGAATACAGAAAGGTTATTGATAAATTTTTAAGTAAACATCAAGAAGGAGGTTTATTTGAATGGAAGAAATAAACAAATCTGTTTTAGATGGTTCTAACGAAGAAGCTTCAAAACGTCTTGACGAAATAATTAAAGAACTTGAAAAACAAAGAAACAAAAACTAACCGCTCCGTAAAAAGGGCGGTTTTGTTGTTTAACTTGCCTGTAACTTACCAAGACAAAACTTAACACATCGAATCAGCACTTTGAGAGATCAGAGTGCTTTTTTATTATTAATCAAAGAAAGGTTTGATACTATGAGAAAAAGAATTTTAGCAATTGTACTTATGGTAGTTATGATTGCAACAACCGTACTGGTTACTGTGGGCTGTACCGAGGCAACGCAGGTATCGTACAATGTTTCGCAGGAAGCAGACAATTTCAATGTGATACGCAGGCTTACGGTTATTAACACAAGAACCGATAAGCCGTCATTTGAACTTGTTGCCGCTTTTTCATTACAGGTCGATAATGATGATAAGCAAATTGAGGTTGTCTGCGAAACGGGCAAGGGTGAATACAAAAAGCATATCATAGGTCTTAATGATGAAACTATGTATGTTGTAGAGGACATAAGCGGTGCAGAAGTGGACAAATACCGTTATGAAATTAACTTCCTGCCTAAACAGATTTTGCCGATTACATTTAAGAGTAAAGATTAACAGTTAAACCCGTCGATTTCGACCGGTTTAGAAAGGTGGTGACAGAATGAAAATCAGAGTAACAACAGCATTTAACGACAGGCAGAACGGATATGTAACCCGTCCTGTAAATGAAGTCTTTGAATGTTCTGACGAACGAGCCAAACAGCTCATTGACGGCGGCTTTGCAGTTGAGGTTAAACCAAACGCTCCTAAAAAGCCGAGAACAAAGAAAACAGAATCAGCGGATTAAGCACTTTACGAATATGTAAGGTGCTTTTTTATTGTCCGAAGACATTAAACTACGGGAGACACCGTGCAAAACTGAAACAGAGAGACACTCTATAAACTGATTACGGGAGACACCCGAAAAACTGAAAGGATATGAAAAAAATGGCAGAACCAAATCCAACACCAACCCCAAATGAACCGACACCTGCACCGCAGGGAACTCCACAGGGAAACGCTCCTGCCTTTGATTATGACAAGCTCGCAAGCCTTATTACAGGCAAACAGAGCGTGACAGAGGACACCGTTTTGAAGTCATATTTTAAGGAGCAGGGATTGTCAGCCGATGAGATGAAAGAGGCTATCGGTGCTTTTAAAAAGCAGAAAGCCGAGAACACTCCCGACTTAGCAAAAATGCAGTCGGAAGTTGAATCGGCAAACAACGCAAAGCTTATGGCAGAAGTCAACCAGTCGGCAACCCTCGAAGCCGTAAAACAGGGCGTTGACATTGCAACCGTTCCGTATGTGCTTAAAATTGCAGACTTTTCAAAGGCTGTGACAGACGGCAATGTCAATGCGGAAAAGCTGACAGAGGCTGTTAAAAAGGTGCTTGACGATATCCCCGCACTCAAGGGCAAACCTGCCGAGAACGGCACAGGAGTTAAGAAAATCGGCGGTGACGGCAACGGTACATCGGACGGCACAAAACCAAAGGCAAATGTTCCTACCAAAAAATGGAACAGATTTAATATTTAACCAAAGAAAGGATTGAAAAAATCATGGCAAACACAAATAACTATGCTGAGCAGTTCAGCCCTGACCTGCTCGAAATTCTTGTTCAGGGCACACTTACATCACCGTTCATCACTTCAAATGTAAAGTGGGTTGGTGCAAGAACATTCCACTTCACACAGATGAGTACATCAGGCTTTAAGAACCACAATCGCAACGGCGGTTGGAACAAGGGTAAGTATGTTCAGACTGATGTTCCGTTCACTTGCGAGCACGACCGTGATATCGAGTTCCTCGTTGATAAGGCAGATGTTGACGAAACTAACGCAACCGCAAAGGTTGAGAATATTTCAAAGGTGTTTGAGCAGACACAGGTTGCTCCCGAAACGGACGCACTTTTCTTCTCAAAGGTTGCAACAAAGGCTCAGGCAACAGACGGATATCATTCTTCAACAAAGACATCGGAGTGGACTAAGGAGAACGCTTATTCAAAGCTCAAAACAATTCTCTCTGCCGGCAAGCTCCGCAGATACAAGGCAAGAGGCACACTTGTTGCCTATGTGACATCTCACATTATGGACTGCCTTGAACAGTCAACAGAGTTCACTCGTAAGATTGAGCTTACACAGATTGCAGAGGACGGTATCGGCATTGAAACAAGAGTGACCGAGATTGACGGTTGCCCTATCATCGAGGTTATTGACGATGAGCGTTTCTACGATAACTTCAACTTTAACCCCGATGACGGCGGTTTTGAGCCTGCAACAGGCGCTCACAAAATCAATGTTCTTGTTGCTTGCGGTGAAACCTGCAAGACTGTTCCGAAGATTTCAAGCATTTACTTCTTTGCTCCCGGCTCACACACAGAGGGTGACGGCTGGCTCTATCAGAACCGTTCACTTTCCGACACATTCGTATTCCCGAACGGCAAGGACGGCAAAATCGACAGCATTTATGCCGATGTTGACACAACGGCGGTTGCGTAATGTATGCCGATTACATTGAACATCAGGGCGGAGATGAAAACAGTATTATTTCTGCCGAACACATTGATGTTCTGACTTTTAACCGCATTGATTTTGAAAAACTTTCGGAAATGCAGAAGAGAATCATCGGCAAAGTGCATAGCAGACTTACTGCTTTTGAAGAAGAAAATGCCGATATGATTTCTTCCTATCTGAAAAGCTATTCAATCAACGGCACATCAATGGAATTTGGCGCAAGCTGGAATTTAATGTGTATCAGCGGAGTGGCAATTCCTGCCGACCTCTATGCATTGCTAAAATCAACGGGACTTTGCTATCCTGCAATATGAGGTGATATACTTTGAAATTTCCGCCACTTGTAAAAAAGCAGTTCTGCAAAACTCCTGTTGAGGTGACGATATACGGCGAGGGTGTTACCGAGGACGGAGCACCCCTGACCGTGTTTGAATGCAAAAATCTGTATCCCTCCGACAGCTTGTACCCGTCAGCAACCCTGCACGGTGGCTCTGCCTTGTGTAATATGCAGTCAAAGGCAAAGACGGTCTATACCAAAGAGCAGAAAATTGTTCAGGTGTCGGCTGTCTTGCTTTTTGACGGCGACATTGCTCCCGACAGCCCCACTTTAAGCGGTGGCTTTGTAATCCTTGACGGCGTAAAACGAAACATCGTACAGGGTACAAAACACCGCAACCCCGACGGTAAAGTTAATTTTACGGAATTGGATGTGATTTAATGGGATTTTCGGTATCATCAAAAATCAAACTCAATATTCCTGTTGTAAAACAGCTTGACAAGGCAAAGCAACAGGCTCTTGAACAGACAGGTGATGCACTTCTTACACAGGTGAAAAACACGCAGGTAATGCCGTTTGACACAGACAATCTTCAAAATGAAAATACCTTTGTTGATTATGCTCAGAGCCGGAACGGCGTTGTAAAAATCGTGTCAAGTACTCCGTATGCAAGGCGGTTGTATTTTCACCCCGAGTATAATTTTCACAGAGAAGTGTGGACGGATTCCGAGGGTAAAAAACACGGTGCGAACAAAAGTGCAGGCGGTAAATGGTTTCGATATTGGCTCAAAGGTGGAACAAGGCAGAATTTTTGCAGTCAAACATTCACTAAAATATATAGGAGAAATACAGGACTTTGATTTACTTATCGGACATCAGAGATTGGCTCAAAAGCGTTACCTCAGCCGAGCGTTATTACATCGGCAAGCTTGACAACAAACAGGACAGGTCAATCGGGGTGTATTCATTAAAGCAGTCGGGAACACCCACAAGGGCAATCGGCGGTGAAAGCACCTACGATACAATAAGCGTGTCTTTGCTTATCCATTACACCGACAACGCAAGAGAAACCGAGGAGTTTGCACGCAGGCTTTACGAAACGCTTTACGGCATTAAAAATGTTGAAATTAAGGAACACAAAATCTATATAATCGAACTGCTCACGGAAGAACCCGTTGATGTGGGAACAGACGACAAGGGTGTGTATGAGCAGGTCATTGAAGTTAAATTTTATTACGAAAGGAAGTAATTTTATGGCAAAGGTTGAATCGGGAGTATTCCCGTGCTATGAAAATCAGTTTGCGGTTGGCAAGACAGGAACAGAATCCGCCACGACAAATATTGCTAACTGCGAAGAATTTTCCGTTGCATTTGACAACGGTGTCGAGGAATGGACAGCCTTTGAAAACGAGGGCTGGAAGTCAAGGCTTATGACTGCTAAGTCAATCACAATTTCGGTAAAGGGTAAGCGTACAATCGGTGACGCAGGTAACGACCAGATTGCCGCATTGTCATTTGAAAACGGCAGAAAGGTAGAAGTTCCGTTTATGTGGACTTTCCCCGACGGCTCAACCGTCCTCTTTAAAAATGCAGTTGTATCCGTTACATCAAACGGTGCAGGCGCAAGCACGGGTGTTGCTCCGCTTGAATTTGAAGTTATGTCAAACGGCAAGCCCGTATATACAGCAGCCGCTTAAAAAACGAAAGGAATGAACGATTATGTCAAAGTTAATTGATATTACAGACAAGCTTAATTTTGAGGAAAAGCCGAGCGTCAGAGTTAAAAATGTTGACCTTGCAATCAACAATGACGCAGTTTCAATGCTCAAAGTTGCGGCACTTTTTGAGGACGGCAACGGTAAAAGCAAAGATGTTATCGAAATGTATCATCTTCTTTTTGATGAATCCGAGAGAGAAAAGATTGAAAAGTTAAAGCTGAATATGCACGATTTCAACGCCCTTATCAGCGAATCCGCCAAAATTGCAACAGGCGATTTGACTGACGAGGGGGAAGCTCAGACCCCGGCTACGACCTGATTGATGACTTTGATTTAATCGTGTCGAGCTTTCGCTCGGAGTACGGGGTCAGTATTTATTCAAAGGATTTTGCAAAAATGAGTTGGAATGAGTTCTGCTCACTTCTGCAAGGCTTAGGGCCCGAAACACCGCTTGCAAGAACGGTTCAAATTCGCCTTGAAACCGACAAAGAGGTCTTGAAAAACTTTACTTCGTCACAGCACAAAATCCGTAACAAGTGGCGGTCAAGGAATGCAAAGCACTATTCAGACGAAGATATGAACACCGTTCTTGCAGAATTTCAAAACTTCTTCGCCAATCTGTAAATTTGTACATAATTTTCGCTGTATCTACAAAATTCTTGACAATGTTAATACATAGTGATAAAATGTAACATACACTAACAAATTTATTAAGGAGAGTGTATGTTTATGAAATGTCCACATTGCGGAAACGAATTAAAGGACGATGCAAAATTTTGCGACAAGTGCGGTGCAGGCTTTGGCGGAAACGATTCAACCTCGGCAACCGTAAATCCTGCAAATGCGAAGAAGAAAATTTACAAGCGTTGGTATTTTTGGGTTATTATCGTTGTTGCTATTATGATTGTTGGCGGTGTAAACGGTGCAATTAACGGTAACAGCGGTTCAAACAAATCAAAGCAGGAAACTACTGTTGCAAATCAGAGTTCAGAAAAAGCAACTGAAAAAGCAACAGAAGCACCGACCACAAAAGAAGTTGCAACAGAAAAGCCTACTAAAGACCCGAAGAAGGTTGAAAAAGAATTTAAAGACGGTTGCAAAACAATCGACTTTAAAACTCTTTCAAGAAACCCTGACAAGTACAAAGGTAATGACTACAAGTTTGAAGGTCAGATTATTCAGGTTCAGGAAGGCTGGGGCGATTCGGTTGACCTGAGAATCAATATAACCAAAGAAGAAAATGAGTATCTTGATGAACCATTGTGGACTGATACAATCTACGCAACAGTAGAAATTCCTGACGGCGCGGACAAACTCCTTGAAGATGATGTAATCACATTCTGGGGAACTTGTGACGGCGACTATACATATGAAACCGTAATGGGCAACAATGTGTCACTTCCGAAAATCGACATCAAATACTACGAACTCAACAAATAAAACAAAAAGCCACTCCAAATGGGGTGGCTGTTCTTTTGCAAATATTTTATTAGCGTACATCATAACGGTGTGCGCTGTTTTTATGCCTGTTTTTAAAAAATCTAAAATGAAAGGAAGTGGTGAATATGGCGACAAAGGCGGGTGAAATTGAGCTTGATGTCAGGCTTACGGGTGATGATATTTCCAAAACATTGCATAAGATTTCCGATTCAATTACAAAAAAGTTTGATTCGGCATTTTCAAGTCTTTCAAAAGATTTTGAAAATGTAAGCACGGATATGAAACAGTCCTTTTCAAAGGTTGCGGAGGGCGTTTCTCAGAAAACCGAGAAAGAGTTTTCAAACATCAAAGGCAGCGGTGAGCAGTTAAGCAATTCGGTTTCATCCTCGTTTAAGAAAATCGGTACAGTTGTGGTTGCCGCCCTTTCCGTTGCCAAAATCAAGGAGTTCGGTCAGCAGTGCATTGAATCGGCTGCGGAAGTCAATGCGGCAAATTCACAGTTTGAGCAGACTTTCGGCACAATGCAGTCGCAGGCAGAATCAGCCATTCAGAGCGTTGCCGATCAAAGCGGTATTCTTGAAACCCGATTACAAGGTGTCGGCACAAGCATTTATGCCTTTGCAAAAACTACGGGTATGGACAGTTCAAGTGCTTTGGGTATGATGCAGGAGGCTTTACAGGTAACAGCCGACAGTGCCGCATATTACGACCGTTCGCTTGAAGACACCGCAGAAAGCCTGAAATCGTTTCTTAAAGGCAACTTTGAAAATGATGCCGCACTCGGTTTGTCCTGTACTGAAACCACACGAAATGCGGCGGCTAATAAGCTGTATGGCAAGTCATTTACGGATTTGTCGGAATCGCAGAAACAGCTCACGCTTTTGCAAATGGTCAAGGACGCTAATCAGCTTTCGGGTGCTATGGGACAGGCAAGCCGTGAAGCAGACGGTTGGGAGAATGTAACGGGCAACCTCAGAGAAAGCTGGAAACAGCTCCTTGCCGTAGTCGGTCAGCCTATTCTTCAGGTGGCAACTCAGGTTGTAAAGCGGTTGAGTTCCGCACTTGCGACTTTAACGGAATATGCCAAAGGTGCGGTTGAATCGCTTTCAAAGGTCTTCGGCTGGGATACAGGCAATAACACCGCAAGCAATATCAAATCTGCGTCCGATTCTGCCAAAAGCCTTACGGATACGGCAGATGACAGTTCAAAGTCACTTGATAATGTTCAGAAAAGTTCCGAAAAAGCAAAGAGAAGTGTTGCGGGCTTTGATAAGCTGAATGTGCTTTCAAGCTCTGACAGCTCATCTTCAAAGTCAGACACCTCCTCATCAAAAAGCTCTTCAGGCGGTTCATCGGGCGGAGCTGTTGCAAAGAATGTTGTCAAGGACACAAGCAAAAATCTTTCGGGTGCATTCAAAAATCTATACGAAAAAAGCGGGTTTAAAGGTTTTGTCGATAATGTACAGAAAGGTATTAACAAGGTTGATTGGTTAGCTATAGGCAAGAACTGCAAGACCGTTTTTGATAATGCTGTTCCCATAGTTCAAAAGGCATTCGGCACAATGCAAAAGGTCGGTTCTGCAAAACTCGGGGCAATCGGCTCTGCATTCGGAGCGGTTGCGACAATCGGCGGAAAGTCGTTTCAGACCATTTCAGGCGGTGTTGCTAAGTGGATTTCAAAAGACAGGGAAAAGATTATCGGCTTTATCGACACCATAGGTAACAATCTTACAAACGGCTATAACAACCTTTCAACCTTTTTTGATAATTTCGGAACACTTGCAGGCAATGCAATTGACAATGTTCGCCCTCAAATGGAAGAATCAATTTCCAATCTTTTAAGCGGTCTTACAACCTTTGCTGGCTCAGTCGGCGAAGTTGTTTCGGGTGCGTTTTCAACTGCAACCGAAAGCCTTGTTGAATGGACTGAAAATGACGGTGCAACAATCACTGAATTTCTCGAAAATTTACAATTGCAGTTTGCAGATGTGTTTAACTTTATCGGTCAGATTTTCGGAGATATCGGAACAATTATCAGTAATTGGTGGAACGGCAACGGACAGCAGATTTTTCAGAATATCTGCAATATGTTTACCAACATCGGCACAACCCTGATGAATGTTTACAATCAATGGATTAAGCCTGCGTGGGATTTTATCGTAGCAATCGTAAAATCAGCTTGGGAAAACTGGCTGAAGCCTGTTTTTGAGGGCGCAATAAACTTCTTCGGTAAGGTTGCAGACTGTGTTTCAACCGTGTGGAATAACTTTCTGTCGCCGTTTGTAAACTGGCTTGTCAGCTTTTGGGGACCTATATTTCAGAATGTTTTCAATGCCGTAAAAAGAGTATTTGATAATGTGTTTACATTTATCGGTGAATTGGTTACTTCCATTCAAAAAACATTCGGCGGTCTTATTGACTTTATCACAGGTGTTTTTTCGGGAGATTGGAAAAAAGCTTGGCAAGGTATTTACGACTTTTTCAAAGGTATTTGGGATGGTATTTGTGCCGTGTTTAGATTTATTGTAAATGCTATCATTGACGGTATTAACGGCTTGTGGACGGGTATTTATAACTTTGTTTCCGGTGTTATCAATGCAATCGGCGGAATTGCAGGGGCAATTGGTTCTGTCATCGGGCAGGATTGGAGCTTTTCAATGCCTGAAAATCCGCCTCTCATTCCGAGATTTGAAGAACCCACAGAATCACCTGCACGAAAATTTGCAAAAGGCGGTATTGTTAAAGCTCCGACACTTGCTGTTGTCGGCGATAACGCAGGCGCTAACAGCGGTAACCCTGAGGTTATTTCTCCGCTCAACAAGTTGCAGGGTATGCTCGACAATTCGGGCGGTCAGGATACAGTGATTCTCACACAAATTCTTGACCTGCTTAAACGCATTTATGAAATGTTCATTATCTTTCGCAATAACGGCGGCAACACTTATTCGTTTACTGCCGAGCTTGAGGGTTCAACGCTTTTTGAAGAAATGATAAGACAGGATGAGCTTTACAGACGCAGACACAACGGTAAATCCGCATTCGCATAAAGGGGGAAATGATATGTCAAATTATAACGGCTATTTGCTTAAATTCGGCAACAACATAATGCCGAATAAGTACATTACCGCATTTTCATCAACTCCGAATCAGCGACTTGAAACTTCTGCGGAACGAGATCAGAACGGTACACTTCAAAGAGCAACGCTGTCAAATTACAAAACAAAAATTTCGTTTTCAACTCACATTCTTCATCTTGACGAAAAGATTGATTTTCAGTCGATTATCAACCTCTCAATGGCGAATAAGTTACAGAGAAAGTGCAGGGTAACTTATTGGAACGATGAAACGAACAGCTATTACACCTCTTATTTTTATATTCCTGATATCGAATATACCGTAATGACCGCCGAAAAAAGTGATATAACCTATCAGCCGATTACGGTTGAGCTGATTGAGTATTAAGGGGTGATTCTTAAAAATGCTTGTATCTAAAGAAATTGCTGATAAGCTGAAAACAAACACACTTTACAACACCGTTGCCCTGCATTCTCCTGACGGCAGTTTTGAGGATATAACCGGTGAAAGTATCGTGCTTAACAGTTTTTCGCTTGAAAATGAAATCGTTGAAAAAGAATTGAAATTCGGCGGTTGCATAGCCTCTGAAATGAGCGTGAAACTCATTGATTATGATTGCTCGGCTTTGATAGGAAAGACGGTACAGGTCATCATAACGGCAACATATCTTGAATCGGAGCTGTATCCGTCAGATGATTTGTACCCGTCAAATACTCTTATTTGTCCTGCCGAAACAGGAACGGTTGAATGTCCTGCTTTCTACGGTAAAATTCAGTCGGCTCAAAGAGATAAAAAACAGCGTAACATCGTCAAAATCACAGCCTATGACGCTTTTTATGATATGTCAAAGGTGGATATGTCTTTGTGGTTTGGAGGCAAAGAGAACTATGGTTATGCGCACTATCAAAAAGACGATAATTTTAAGAGCTTTTATTCAATAATCGCAGAATTTGCCAAAGATTATGCAATTACAGGGGTTTCACCGCCGAGCTTATCTATCTTTAGTGTACCGCTGAAATTTGATGATACCTGCGTGGAAAAGGTTATAAAGGACATTACCTTGTCAGATTTAATCCAAGCTTACGCAGAATTAACTTTGAGCTTTGCCGTTATAGATGCCGACGGAAAAATGCGTTTTAAAAGGCTGTATTCTCAATCTTCCGTTGAAACAATCGATTCGTACAAAGATTTATCCTTTGAAGATTACGAACTTGAGCCTATCCGTATGTACAGTGCTAAGTTTGCTGATAAAAAAGCGTTTTTGTATGGCAACAGTAACGATTTTTCGTGGTATGTTTCCGATAACATTTTGATGAGGTGCAGAACAACAGCAAGTGATATCGGCACAAAATATAATTCTGTTAATTTTTTTGGTGATGTATATAAATACCGCCCGACAAAAATTAAGCTGTTTTCGTATTGGTGGCTTGAGGCAGGCGATAAGTACACAATTAAAACTCCGTTTGAAGATTTGCCGACAATTGAAACATTTGTGTTCAATAAGAAAATGAACGGATTTATAACTACCCTCACATCAAAGGGCGAAAAACGATTAGGAAAGGAAATAAAAGAAAATGAACAAATACAATAAAATTGTCTTTGTGAACGGATCTGCTCCTGCTCTTAATGCCGACAACCTCAACCATATGGACGAGGGGATTGAACAGGCAACAGACGGGGCAATTGCACTTGAAACCGAAATAGCCACGGCAAGAGGTGGTTCTAATTCACTTGGGGCAAGGCTTGATACAGTCGACACAAATCTTGCAAAAAAAGCTGATAAAGCCAATACTCTCGCAGGGTACGGCATTTCAGACGCATATACACGAGAAGGAACAGATAAAAAACTTGCCCGAAAACTTGATTCAATGCCGTTTGACAGCGAGCCAAAAAATAACAGCCCGTGTTACCTCACAAGCGGAGCAGTTTACAACGCTCTGCTTGTGAAAGCAGATAAAACCGCCTTGTCGACTAAATACGACTCGTCAAATATCGAACTTGGTACAGCTACTCTTACTCCGTACTCTACTCAGATTGATAAAATAAAATCTGCAACTT